AAGGTCAGATTCTAGATCAGGATACGGTGCTTTATATCCATTCAAAAATATTAGAAAAATAGAGAAGTATAAATCACCTTATGAAATTCCTATTAGTATTGATAATAGTGTTGCTGTAGAAGACTCAAAATTTACAGACCTTACTTTAGAAGGTAGGCATGGAAATTCAATAAGAGTGGGTTCAAACGCTAAATTTCCAAATATAATATTTTCAAATAAAAGAGGAAGAAACTTTGCATATGAATCTCCTTTGGATGGTTCTTTTTTTGCTATGTATTCGATGGGATCATTGTGGGATAATTTACCATATGTAAGAGAACGATTTAAGTTATCATGTGATTCAATAGAAAATTCATCAACAGAAAATAACCCTCGTGGAGTTTTTATTAACATTGGAAATGATAAAAATGATAAAGGAGATCCAGACGAGAGTATTTTTAATTATGAAAGATGGATTTCAAACCAAACAATATTAATTTCAGATAGAATAATATTTGACGCAAAAAGAGAAGACCTAACTTTATCAGCAAACAGAAACATCAACTTGGGTGCTGGTAAGAACTTTACCCTATCGAATAAAGGTTTCTCAGTAATTGAAACAAAGAATATTTATATAGGTAAGGAAGCAAAAAAAAGAGAACAACCTATGGTATTAGGTGAGGAACTGAGAAAGATGTTGGAAGACATAGTGAATATATTATCAAATGCTCATGCCCTTGTACAAGGTGTGCCGGTTCCACTCGTGGATAACTTAGGAGCTTCTCTGAGTCGCAATAAAACCATTAGTAGAACAACAAGAAGTTTAGAAAATATATTACAAGATTTACAACAAAATGAATTCAATCCACAAATAGAAGATGATAGCAGAGGAGTGATACCAGTAGGAGATAGGACAACTGGAGGAACAACAATTTTAAGCAATCACCATTTCATAGAACCGAACAGGAGTTAAAATGAAGTTATCAATATTTAAAAAGTTAATTAGAGAAGTAATAAGAGAAGAGTTAGATTATAAATTTTCTCGACTTGAAAAAAAGCTAGATGAAGTAGTAGTTAAGAGTAATATTAATAATATAAATGAAGATAGAACTCAGGCGCCACAATCTACGGACTTTAAAAAATTGATGAACGGCGGCAACACAGCTCAATCAAATGTGTCAGCACCCAAAACCAAGAGTAGTGTATTGAATGATTTACTACAAGAGACTGCTGAATCAGGTGAGTGGAAGAACATTAATAGGGAAGCTGAAGCTAAATCCGTTAAGGACAACACTCAAGGATTACCAGACCATTTGGCAAATGCACTCAACAAGGATTACTCTCAGGTATTAAAAAAGGCTGATGAAAAATCAAGGATGAAAAATGGCGCTTGAAGACGACATAAAAAAAGCTTTTGAAGAAAGTATTGGTGGTGAGTCGGTTCAAACCCAAAAATTAGCATCGGATTTGACAATTGCAATAAAAAAATTTATGAATGAACTAACATTCAGAATTACCAATGCTGAGATGTCAACTATATTGACTAACATACAAGGTGTTCCAAACGCTGGTGGTCCTGTTACCATACCATTAATAGACCTTACTGTAGCAATTAGTGATGCTGGTGATAAAACACAAAATCCAAAGGGTAAGATTGAGTCAATAAAAAGTGAAGTAAAGGTTGATGAAGCAAAGATGAGGTCATTATAAAATGCCAATACTTGATAGAAGAACAAATCAATTCATAGAGGATAAAGATAAACGGGTATCCGTGGGAATAGGCTTTCCTTTTGCTAGAGTTCCGAATCAAGAGGGTTATTTTGCCACAACGAAGACCACGATAGAATCCGTCAAAAACAACATAAGATTGTTGTTGCAGACTCAAAGGGGTGAAAGGCCTTTCCAACCTTTATTGGGTATGGGTTTGAGAAGATTTATATTTGAACAGATAAATGAAGATACGAATGTTCTGATTGAAAATGAAATAGTAAATGTATTTGAGACTTGGTTGCCGTTTGTCGATTTACAAGACATTCAGATAAACACCGAGCCTGTAAATTCAGACCAAAACAAGATTAAAATAAACATAGTCTTTAGCATTAGAAGAGCACCAAACACACTTGAGAGTGTTGGTGTAGTATTGGAGTAGACAAATGGCTTATTCTGAAAAACAAAAATTTATACCATCGAACATTAAATATACTAGCAAGGATTTTAATTCAATTAAGTCCGATTTGATTGAATATACCAAATCATATTTTCCAGATACATACAAGGATTTCAATGAGACATCGCCTGGTATGATGTTGATTGAATTGACAAGCTATGTGGGTGATGTTCTCTCATATTATATAGATTATCAATATAAAGAAAACATCTTGTCTACTGCTACGGAAAGAAGAAATGTAATAAGATTGGCTGAGTTTTTAGGATATAAGGTAAATCCATTCACATCAGCGTTAGTCAAGTTAGAGGTAACACATGATGTTGGTGTTACAGATGATGGTGAACCTAACCTATCAAATTTACCGTTAATTGACAAAGGTTTGCAAGTACAATCTAATGTTAATTCAAACATAGTGTTTGAAACATTGACTGAGATAGATTTTTCTTCATCAGGATCAAGTGATGTGCCTGAAATAGGTTCACCTACAAGTTTTGATGAGAATGGATTAGCAACAGGATATACTTTAACTAGATTTGTGAAAGCGATTGCAGGTGAGACAAAATCAAAAACTTTTAACATAACAAGTCCAACAAAATTTTTAGAATTAGATTTAGATGTAAGTAATGTTAGTGAGGTAATTGACTGTACTGATTCTTCAGGACAAAAATGGTACGAAGTTAGTTACTTAGGACAAGATAGGATATTAAAAGAAACCCACTACTCTGATGATAATAATAGAACCGATGGTTATGACCAGGGTAGTATATCAGATGATGTCTCGCCAGATGTTTCTATACCTTATGTTTTGGAGTATATTAAGACTAACAAAAAGTTTACCACGAAAATAGATCCAGATGATAACACCACAAGATTGCAGTTTGGGAATGGGTTGTATAGATTTAATGTAACTGGCTCATCAAACTCAAGTATTTTTTCCATGATTGAACAACAAGGTGTTAACTTAGCTGGTGTTCCATCATCGGTTATAAATGCCAGTATAAACAATTTGGTATCAAACAACTCACTAAATTTGGGTGAAATACCAAACAATACTATAATGACAATTAAATACAGAGAGGGTGGCGGTTCTGATACTAATGTGCAAGCTGGAGAATTAACAACAATATTAAATTCAAGTGAAAACATATCGGTAAATAATCCTGAACCAGCAAGTGGTGGTACTGATGGGCAGACAGTTCAAGAGATAAAAGAAAATGCAAAAGGATATTTTGCCACACAATTAAGGTGTGTGACAAAAGACGATTATATTGCTAGAATACTAAATCTACCAGCAAAGTTTGGTAATATAGCAAAGGCTTATGTTGAGAGGGCAGAAGATAGGAACACTCTAAGAATAAGAACCTTATCTTATAATCAAAACAGACAACTTGTTCAAACTCCATTATTAGTATTTAATAATTTAAGAACATACTTAGAGCAATTCAGAATGATAAATGATATATTGGATTTTGGATTTGCATTAGACGGAACAGGTTCTGATGTTGCTTTTTCAGGACACTACATAAACTTCGGTGTTAACTTTGTGATAAATTCAGATAGAAGATTCAATTCAACTGATGTTAAGTTAGAAGTTATTGATGTCATCAAGGACTTTTTCAAAATAGAAAAAATGCAATTCAGACAACCGATTAATCTCAATGATTTACAATATAACATTTTAAGTCTTGATGGGGTAATAGGAGTTAAAGAATTAAAATTATTTCAAAATGGTGCTGAGTTAGGAGAGGATTCTAATATATCAAGAACATTATTTCAATTGGATAGTGACGGAACATCATTGACAAATGAAACTGGATATGGATTCCAATATTCATTTGGTTCAATTGAAGATGGTGGTTCTTTGTCAGCTGAAAACATAATACTACCACCTGTCACACCAGCGGTGTTTGAGTTAAGAAATCCAAACAGAGATATCTACGGGAGGGTAATATAATGCATCGTTACTTCTTTGCTGTAAAGGATACCTTTATCAATAGTGGTTCTGATAACATAAGTGGTGAAGACTTTAAAGATAAGAATGTTGGTCAAGATGAAATACTTGAGATTAAAAAATCATTCTTCAATAGGGAGTTTGATTTTCCAACGAGAGCATTGATACAATTTGAGACAACCGAGATAGAGAGTTTTTTAAGTTCATCAAATGTTGCTGCTAGTGATTATAAGGCATCATTAAGATTATACGAGACAAAGGGTACGAGTGGATTAAGTGAAACCTACACGATAGCTGCTTATCCATTAAGTGAGTCTTGGGAAGAGGGAGTCGGTAAGGAAGCTGATGTTCCAAAAACAACAGAGGGTTGTAGTTGGAAGTATAGAAAGAACAGAGACGGTGCTTCAGAAATATCATGGGCTTCTCCTGGTGGTACTTTTATTGCTGATGATGAAGCAACACAATCGTTCAACTTAGAAAAACCTGATATCAACATGGATGTGACTTCCATAGTTCAGAAATGGTTGAACGGTGAGAATGAAAATTATGGATTCTTATTAAGACTATCTGGTAGTAGTGAGACATCAACTGGCAGTTTTGAAGATTTAAAATTCTTTTCAAGACAGACACACACCATTTACTCTCCTAAGTTGGAGATAAAATGGGATGACCATTTACCAGCGACAGGCTCCAATACTGGTAGTCTAACGAGTTTAGATTTATCTGGTAATGTAGAAAATTATTTATATCAATTACACAGAAGAGAGGCTTACAAGGAAACTGAAACGGTCAAGTTTAGATTTGGTGCTCGTAAGAGATACATTGACAAGAGTTTTACAACATCAGTACAAACCGTAAGTGGTAGTTATTTTGCTGAAGGTAGCGCTTCATACTCAATAATAGACATGGGTACGAATGAGGATGTAGTTCCGTTTAGCGCTTATACCACGATGAGTTGTGATACAATCTCACCTTATTTCAAACAAGACCTTAATGCTTTTGAACCAAACCGTGCGTATAAAATATTGATAAAGGTCAAGCACAATGATGGACAAGTAATTGTATATGATGATGATTTTGAATTTATCTTGAGGTCATAAAATGTCATACCATACAGGTCAACAACAAACCAATCAGACTGATATACAAACCGAACAAACGGTGCAACAAACAGTAACAACAGTAACTCCTACCGTTGTTGATCCCACTACTGAGGCACAACAGCTCACATCGCTTCCAATGGAGGGCGAACAAGTAACCATGACCACAACTACTGTGGTTGACAATCCAATAGTTTTAATAAATTTACAGGCTAAAGAAGGTGAGTGGGTGTTTAAGGAAACAGGTTTGCCATATGTTGGTAAATATCATCAACATAAAAACGGAGAATACATGATAGGTATTGGGGTTTTGAATTTAAATCATGAATTAAAATCTGATGAAATAATAATACCAAATCCTAATAAAGACGAAACAGAAGCGGATGTTGAATCTCAAGTAGTGGACACATATGGTATCATGTATGATTATATGACAAGCACAACCACGACAACTGTCACCGAGAATGAGGCAACTCCCTTTATCTTAGAAGATAGCTATATTTTATTTTTAGAAAAGGTGCCAAACTTAACTGAGTTTTTAACTAACTTCTCTAATTTATT